GGCTTTGGTAATTCCATCTTCTTCATAGCCTTTCACTGCCGCCAAACCAGCTTCAACGCCACTCCAGACGGCCATAATCGGTAGCAACACAACTTTCATAATCATCTTACCGGCAGTGAGGAATTTCTTTCCATATCTGGCCACCTCTTTATATACCTTTGTTTTCTGTAACTCGCGCCAGCTCGTTTGTATAGGACCATCCGGGCCCATGAAATTACCTACCCAGTTACTAACTTCATTCACTGTTTTAAAAAAATTGTCTTTCGTACCAGACAATGATTTTTTAGCATCATCTAATATTTTACCCCACTTTCGATCATTACCACCACCTGACGATTTCGTAGATTTATCCAACACTCTGCTCACATCAGCGACATCATCTGTTACACGAGACACAGTTGAACCTTCCGCAGCAATTATCCGGTTCAAATCATCTGCAGATATTTTTATATCATTATACAAACTACCAACATTGTCAATAGTTGACGCGACGGATGTGGATGCCGCTCTTTGGGTTTGTTGTAATGATGTTATTGCATCTTCGGAAACTTTAACGTCGCTAGCGGTTTGTGTCATGACCTTATCGATCACCTTAGTAGCAGCGTTAGCGGTTGCTTCAATTTTCTTCCCGCCGGCGGTGGTACTTGTTGTGAGATCATCAATTGCGCCTACCACTCTGTTTGTTGTTGCTGTTTGAGTGTTTCTTATTTTTACCACCTCACCATCCACAACTGTCTTTACATTGCTCCCCAGTTTCCTCAGCTCAGCAATATTTTTATCAATTGCAGCCATCTCGTCACCATACTTTGTCAACTGTGCCGCGAGGTTTTTACTCGTGGTGTTAGCTTTTGTGATATAGTCATTAACAAGTGTCGGTGTTTTAATAATATCATCAGCGGATGCTGTTAACAAACTCCGGTTCTGGTTTATGAATCTGATGGTTTTTGATTGTAAATTACGAGCAGCTTGCGCGAGCTCTGGTCGGTTTTTAGTTGCGTCAAAAACGGCGTCTATTTCTTTGTTGATTTTCGCGAAACTGTCTTTTATGTTGAGTGTTTTCTCATTCCATTTTGTGCGAAATGCTTTAGTGTCTGCAACCGGGAGCTTACCGAGATCGTCAATCTGTGCTGTCAATCTTACCAGGTCATCAGCTAGAGCGATTATTTTCTTGTTGGTGTTAGCAATGGCTGATGATTTTACGACATCAGAGACATTTTTAAGTTTTTGAACCTCTTTTCCTACTGGAGTTTTTAGAGGTGCTGGACGTTGTTTAATTTTTTGAACCGCTTTAACAGCAACTGGGAGGTTTTCTATGGGTATTCTATTGTCACCAAACAACATGTCCTTAATGTTGAAGTCTTTTATTTTTTTCAACCAATTTTTAATCTCTTCAATATTGGCAATCATTGCTCCGACTCCTAGTGCAGTCAGTACACCTAATAATACACCACCAAACTGTTTGAGATCAAAATCATCATCCCTGTCTTTATTTTTTTCTTCACAGGCTTCCTTTATCACACTGCAACAACTAATAGGCATGATGGATGATAGCTGCTTTAGTGCAGTTTTATCGAAACTCACGATATTTGTGGGTATAATCTTCGATAAAATTTTACGTGGTGAAAAATCATCACGATCTGACTCTAATTCTCTTGATTTAGCGTTTTTATCTATTTTTTCCGCGATTGAATCTGCTAGAGCTTCATTTTTCTTCTTCTCTCCCGCCTCTGGGTTGTAAAATCCACCTAATTCCAATCGGCCATCATTTTGGACAGCGTCACCAGTAGCAACATCCTTTAGATCATCGGTTAATTCTGTTAACGCAGAAATTAAATTTGAAAGTCGGTTCTCCATATGTCATAAATATTTATGACCTCAACTGTTACAAACCAACTATTCTGACACCGTAAACAATGATGCATCGAACGGTATTTGAGCATCATCATCAACATTCATGGTGATATTTTCACACTCTCTTAGAGTTTTAATTTTGTCGCTCACTTTAAGACTGGCTGACATTGGCAAACTCTCGAATATCTCAATTGCTTGTGTTACAGTCACATCATCAATGTTTATTGATTGATCACCAATTTCAATATCATTCACATACTTCACCATCTCATATATGTATATATCACCTATCACATCAGTCAAACTAACTGTGGCTCCACGCTTGCTGCTCTTTATAGTGTTTGTAAATTGTGCATTGTATTTCAAATCCTTTTTCAAATCAGGCACACAACCGGTTATCTTTAAATTCTCAACCGTGATCTCAAATGTAGATTCTTTTGGTGGGTTGTCCTTAACAAGTGTTATTCTTTCAGCGATATCTACTGTGTAATCCTTACCATCAACGTTGAATTTCAGTTCATTTCCCAGTGCTTTTTGTCTTAACTGTAAAACAATTGCAGGTCGGTCAGTGATTCTGATATGCTGTTTGCCTTGCAGGCAGTTGTCGTTTATTATATTGTTAATAGTGTTGCTGAATGTTAAATTCTCAACATCCATATCAACACCACTGCTTAAAATACCTTTTTGTTGTTTGACAGTGAGTGGCTTGAAGTTAATCACATCATTGACGCTCGGAACATATACAGATTGTATATGTTGTTTGTTTAGCTCGGTTACACTCTTTAATATATCCTTAAAATTCGCTTTGACGGGTGCTTTTTCAATATTTTCCTCTTCACTCATATATGGTATTTATTTGTATGGATCTGAGATTCAACTACTAGACTACGCTCTGAGTGGGTAGTGTCATCCCTCCGGAAGATGATTTTTCACTCTTTTCTTGTGCTTTCTTTTGATCTTCGATCTCTTTCCTATACATGTTTAAGTATGTTTGTGTGTCAATTGGTGTGATTCTATCAATCTCATTCAAGTTGTAGTTCATATGCTTGACCATTACATATCTTATATAGTATTGCTCCTCGAGGTTTGAATTATATAATGATTTTAGTAATTCAAACATACTATTATCAAATACTTTTAGCTCGATTGATCTCAATTCGTCTGATATTGTTTGCTTCACAGAGCCAAACACCGGAATCTTGTACGTTTCATCGATTCGTTTTATGTAATTTATTGAATGTTGTAATACATCTCCCGGGAGGTTGTCTAATAACTCATTCTTCTCTTCTATAGTCAAACTCGTCAGGTCGAACTTCTCTTTACCAGTGTCAAGTGTTAATAAAACATCAACAATCAGGTCATCTAGATTTGTATTGTGTAAGTTTAGCGGTAAACCTACATCGATTGACATGTTATCGATATCTGATCTTATTGATTTGTTGCTTGGGTGATTAGTCACCTTATCTAATATGTCATACAGATCAATACTCACACTATTTTTAATTTTCTCTGCTCCTGACTCGACCTTAGTCATGATTTCTAACCTATCGGCTATACTCATGATTCTTATGTTGAGTAGTATTACAAATTTATCAACACAATTGAGTTTGGTGATATCAATTTGATCATGACAACAATTAACAATTAAGTTATGAAAAAAGTCGACTATCTGATCAGTATCATTGTTTTGAATAAATTTTATTATTGATAGATATGAATTATTATCAAATGTATTGTATCTGTAATATTCTCCATGAGACGGAACATACACCTTGTATGTAAATTGCTGTGACATCAATACTATTTAAGATACTTGGCTATTATTATCAATCCCTCTGCCCGGATCACCAAATCCTTTGAGTTCGAATTCTTCTGTGGATGGATCTGAACTAAAGTTCGCTGTTGCTGACCGGCCATTGTTTTGCCCAGGACCAGATCTTGTAAATTTACTCTTGTTACCACCAAGAAATCCTAAAACCTTGTTTACTTTCTTCTTAATTTTATTTGCTTTGTCAACAAACTCCTCAACTTTGGCAAGTTTAGTTTGTAACTTCCGGAAGGAACGACTTTTACTAAGCAATTTAGTGGCCATGTCCTTTACAAACTTTTTGAATCCCTGTTTACTCATATATGCGCCCATGTCAGTATCTGGTAAACTCTCAACAGTATAATGGGTATAATGCCATGATGTTGTGAATAAATCAAAGTTGTTACCATCTTGATATGTCAATTCCTTACTGTCTACGCTCACAGGCACACAGTTGTAGAATCTCCATATTTTTCGTTGTACGAGTGGGGTATATTGGTACGTCTTAGCGAGCTGTACTACACTTATATTCGCCTTTATGTTTCTCTTGTCGGTTGCTGGTCGGGCCACGAGACCCAAGTGAGATGTTAATATGATCCACGGTCTAATGACTAGGTCAACAAAGCTTCGATTCGACTCTCTCCATTGAAGAATCAAGGGAGCCATACCGCTACGATTACCACCAACCTTACCAGGTAGAAACCCCATATTATTATTAATTGCGACGTCTCTCACATCATATTGCTCTCCTGGCAATACAACACCTTGTGCTAACAAACAACCATGGTTACCGCCACCGGTCTTCATATAAGTGTCTTTAGTGATCTCCTGCATCCCTTGATCAATATCCCATCCGGCAGCCCTACTACCAGGTTTGTCAATCGATCCGGCATTTTGACCGTTGTCTCCGGGTTCTAGATCGAACATACTCTGTGAGACAACATATTTAGGTATAGGGTGTAGTTTTGTGAATGCGGTACTCGTTAACTGATTGGATGTTACAGCGGCCTCGATATTGACTAACCATAGAAATTTATTAGGTATAGCGAACTCCCACTTATCCAGATGTTGTAGAAAGTTTTCAGTATAACTGAATGGGTAGTTGAACGGGAATATATCAGTTCCTAACAATCCATCTATTTTTTCACCAACTCTGCGTATATCATCAAACATGTATAATATTATTTAATACAAAAACACAAAAAAGCCGTTCAAATGAACGGCTCTTTGTAGCACACTATGTATGTTTACTAAAGTGCTTGGAATTTCTGACTTCTAACGTACTGATACCCTAGATTAACTTCAAACTCAACGGGAGCACCATTACCTGAAGGATCATACTCAACATCTCCAACACTAATTGGAAATGCACCGACAAGTGTGAATTGACTTACTCGATTCAATTGTGTATCGAGTTGCACCAAATCCACGATCGATGTCTCCTTAGCGATGAAGTAGTTACCAGTACTGGTAGCATCATCGAATGTATCACGTGTCCAGTTAAGAAGCAATGTTCTTAAACTATCAACACGGTCACTGTAGAACTGTAAGGTATATTCACCTGTATATGTAGCTCCACCTGGTACCCTAAAGTTCAGACCCATGTATGGTATCTCGGATACGTTGATTGTACGTCCTGGTATACTACCTCCTTTGGCATATACTAAGTCGTCCTCAACAATCCGGAAACTACCGTCACCGCTCTGTATGTTAAGTACCCTGAATTGAAAGTCGCGGCTGAAATCTCTTTCTTGCGCTACTCTGTAGAAATCTGATATTGTTTGTCTTACATCTGGCATAAATTTGTCCTCCTAATTATTTAGTCTTACGACACTAATTCGCTGAAGTCCTGACCGGTTCTAGTTGCATAGAAGTTCACTAATATAAACTCTGCTGCTCTTGTAGGCTTGATATAAATATCAACGACAAGCTCATTACGGTCAATAACATCAGGTGAATTGTTACGCTCGTCACAGACTAACAGGTAGTCATATAACCCTTGCGTGTTTTTCACCTCTTCAAATATAGGTCTTAGAACGTTCATCACTTGTGTACGTGTGAACAATGTATTCGGTTCAAATACGAAGAATTTAACTGTATTCATAACTGCCTTTTGCAGGTATAAGAACAATCTACGTACGTTGATCCGGTCAAATGCACTAGGTTTGGATTGCATGGTCTTTTGACCAAATATCGCAAACCCTTCATTCGGGAAGTTCGCAATTGGATTTAAACCAATCTTGTACAACTGATCACGTTCTTTTTGTTTCGGATAAAATGCTAAATCCTGTATACCACTTACAAGGCCTCTTGTGAAACCTGCAGGAGCGATCCATGGATAAAAATTACTATCTGTATTAGCCATTGCTGCAGCTGCAAATCCACTCATTGGTACCCAAACTGGCCTGTTTAACGCCTTATCGTTAGTGAATCCCCAATTGGCATACGTTGCACAGTAACTACTATTCTTAGTACCACCGGTCATCATATGCCTGAGTGGCCAATAGATGTGCTGTGAGAAGTTAACACCTGCTTCACGCTGTTTACTGGTCAATGTTTTACTGTTACGCCCTTGTACAAATATGTAACGTAGTGGGTCAGCAATAAAAATATTATCCTTACGAGCGAATTGACTGAAACTCTTGAATGTTTCAAAAATTGTATCATAATTGGTTAAGTAGTCTACTTCATTTCTGTTATCAATGATCTTTGTTTGATATAAACCATTACCACTCAATCCAGTACTACTAACTGTATGATCACCTATTGGGAAATACTCTTCATCATCGAAATGATCCTGAGCTCCACCCTTTGATCCAACATATACTGTACCTAAACCACTCTCACATGTTATGTCAATTGGAAACAGGTCAAAGTTGTCTGCTAGTTCGAAAACACGGTCTAGTTTTGCGGGTATATTACCTGTCTCTAGAGCTTCAGCAGCTTGTTTCCTGTAAACTCCGTGTGGATAAACATTGTTACCATGTTTAACTTGAGCATCTGATGAACGTTGCAAACTCTGCCATGATCTGATGTATTGTCTATCATCGACCTCTTCAGCACCATTCAAAAAGCTTTGCGCTACTCTAAAGTTTGTTACTTCTTCACTAGCAGGTGGCTCATCACCGTCTGCGAGATATTCAGCGTGATATCTAGTGTCTTTTGCAGGTAAAACTCGTATTTTACGTGTTGGAAAACCGTTTTCGTCCAACCAATTACCAGCAGTCTTAGATATACCCTCGTTCATCTTCATGTACAAGTTGTTACTATTGTCAGCTTCACTCTCAATGTAATATGATACAGCTGTACCACCAGTTGAAAGGAATCTCTCACGGAAATAATTTGTACTACCGATAACACTATCAGCTACCAAGTAATCTAGCTTTGTTGCATCAGGCTCAAGTGTTGATTGACGTACTTTAAATACAGCTAATGTCAATACATCACTATATTCATCAGTATTCAAGTCAAATTCGCTCAAGTTCTCCAACACTTCACTCATACTACCATCAAGACCGATTTGTGATTTGTTACCGAAAGTATCGAAAGCCATTCCAGCACTTAAAGAGAATGTCAAGCGGCTTTTTGTTCCTTCACTCTCATCCGGTACATTTACATACCCTCCAGTTGTACCACCGAGCTTTTTACTCAATGATTTCAATTTTCCAACACTATCAAAATCACTTGCTGGATTCATGTTAGTGTTGTCACTGATACCGATGTAATATCCTTCAAATTTTTCGTTGATAACAAACTTCTTGTCATTAACAATCATAAGACCAGCTCCACCCTTGGTTAACAAGTCATTGTATGTTGTAAACTTCTGGTGGCTATATTTACCAGCCTCTGTCTCTTTAAGCTTTACTTCACCTTTGATTGTTTTCTGGAAATTGTCATTATCTAACTCAATATTACTAGGTTCACCGAGGTAGTAACGTTCACTAGCGGCGAGATCCCATCCAATAGCATTAACTGCACTTGAAACTAATTCACATATTTCACTGATCTGATATGCTTTCTCTGCTGGTGTGATTTTTCCGAAGTTTGGTGTGTCTTGTTCAGTCCAAAATGTATCTCCTTGTGAGTATGAACTTAATGGAACACCGAACAGACTGTCATCACCTAATCCGGCGATAACACTATCAACAGCATCTTTTAATGTAGTTGCAGTGTAGTCTCCTTCTGGTGAGTTGGTTCCAAAGTACCATTCTCCCATCGGAACAACCTTTGTGCTCAATTGTTGATCTTGACCACCATCTAAAGTTACTGGAGTTG